AAAGGCTCTTGCAAAGGGTGATTACGATGGCGCAGCGCTTCTATCCCGAGTAGAGGATACTGTCGTTTATGTCCAAAAAATGTATGACGCATGCAACGAATGGCTGCAGGACCCGGACGACCATAGCCGGTACAATCTCGACCCCAGAGCCTATGAACACGATGTGATCTACAACGAGGTCAACTATACGGACGACGACAAGGAGTACCGAGTTCGGAAAAAAGCCAACCTGCAGGAATTGCTCGAGCGTGCCATGCGCGACAACGAGGAGATCATCAAGGTAGAATCGAAGATAAGCGACCCCCGCAAGCTCATCCTGGATACTGCACAGACACTCAGCAAGCAACTTGAGCTTCTCAGCAAGATTGCAGGCGTAGTCAAGGAAGTGGCCAACATCGATGTGAACGTCAGCGTGAACACCGTTCTTGCAAGCACCGTGGTCCAGATCATCCAGGACGAGGTGCACGACCCTGCCATCGTAGCCAGGATTGCAGAGAGGCTAAGCAATGACGCGTGAGGAATCCAAGCGCTTTGTCGCACAGCAGGTGCTCTACGGGTTGTCCAGGAGCCACTACATAGCCGCACTTGGATGGAAGCCATTCGAGTGGCAGGCTCAGGTGCTCAAGAGCCAGCACAAGCGCAAGATCATCAACGGAAGCAGGCAGAGCGGAAAGTCGACAATTGTGTCATCGGTCCCCTGCCACACAGCAAAGTACTACCCAAAGAGCTTGTCCATCATCCTCGCACCGACCGAGGCGCAGGCAATCGAGGACATCCTAAAGGTCAAGGAGTTCATCGCCTCAGACCCCTCATACCCGGAAATCAAGCGGGACAGCCAGGACGAGATAGCGCTGGACAACAAGAGCCGCATCCTGGTCATCCCGGCCACGGAGCGGTCCGCACGCGGTTATTCTAGGCCGAGGACCATTGTGCTGGATGAGGCATCACGCATACCCGATGTGGTCTATAAATCCGGTGTACGCCCCATGCTCACCGACAATCCCGATGCGGAGCTCTTTGCCATCAGCACCCCGAACGGCAAGCAGGGATTCTTCTTCGAGGCATACAGCTCATCAGAGAGATGGGAGCGCTATGAGATACGCTCTCCCTGGCAGATAAACCCACTGGACAACTGGCACCTGGTCGAGTACATGGACGAGCAGGCATACAAGGCCATTATGGCTGAGCGAGGCATCCTGTCCTGGTACTCGCCGAGGCACTTCAGCATTGAGGAGCAACAGGAAAACCTGGAGGCAATGGGCATGCAGCAGTACCAGCAGGAGTACTGCTGCGAGTTCGTAGAGCAGGAGGACATGGTATTCAGCTACGACGAGATTGAGGCCGCATTCAGTCAGACCTGCAAGGGCCTGGGGATCGACAGCTTCGACACAATAGAGCCGGTTATCGACTATAGGGCGGTGAACCTATGAACCTGCCTGCCAACCTGCTCGCAACCAGCAGGGAGTACATCTGTTCCGTGGACCTCGCCAAAAAACGCGACTATACCAGCATTCAGATATACCGCGACTCTCCCGATGTGAAGCGGTTCCCTGCCGAGACAGGGCGCGACCCGATGGTTGTAAACTACCTCGACCTCGTGTACCAGGCCAAAATGCAGGCGGTAACCTACACCGACCAGGTGCGCAAGCTCAAGGAATTGCTGGGGGCCATCAACATGTTGCACAACACACAGCTTCTGGTTGACGGGACCGGCGTAGGAGAGCCCGTGGTCGACATCATGCGCGAGAGCGGCCTCATGCCCATCCCAATCGTTTTCACAGGCGGCACCCAGGTGCAACCTGTGTACAGTGAATTCGGCAAGGTGTTCGGAGGGGGGCAGGAATTCGGACGGTTCACAGGAGCCACGGTACTCAAGGAAATGCACGTACCCAAGGAGGACCTGGTGCACGCAGGCATGATCATCATGCAGCAGGGAAGGCTCCGCATGGCTGCAAACCTGCAGCACCTGGAGGACTTCAAGCTCCAGCTCACCCGCTTCAAGGGAAGAGTCAACGAGAAGACAGGCAGGAAAAGCTACAACAACGAGACCGACGAGATACACGACGACCTGGTGGTCACCTACCTCATGGCGAGCTGGTGGATCACCTACAGGCGCGTGACGGAGAAGGAGCGCCCCATAAGCGCTCGCGGCAATAATGAATCGGCAGACTACAACCCGTTCGACTATGTATCGGCCGGGCCTAGATAAGGGGTATGACGCTATGGCGGTAACCGAGAAACAGATGGAGGCGATCGCAAGCCTTTACAAGAAGCTGCAGGAGTACAGGGCCGTATACGAGGGCCAGTGGGGCGAGATCATCCGATACCTGGCGCCTTCCTATGCGAGTGCAAGGACCACGGGAGAGCCAGGAAAGGAGCCTGCACCGGACTTCAAGGATCTGTTCGACACCACGGCGATCTATGCATCAAACATCCTGGCTGACGGGCTGCAGGGCTATGCCTTCGGCCGCAACGTCGCTTGGTTCCGCCTGCGGTTCGAGCAGAAGGACCAGAGCAACAACAAGCTGCACAAGGAGTACCTGCAGGCCGTAGAGAAGCACTTCTACGACCAGCTCGACAAGAGCAACTTCTACGATGAGGCGAGGGCCTTCCTGCGATGCGGGGCGGACTTCGGCACCTCGATCATGACGATGGAGCACGACGCATCACGCGGGATTCCAGTGTTTCACAGCCTGCATCCAGGCATGTACGTCATCGAGGAGAACCGGTACGGCGAGGTTGCTGTGCTGATCAGGCGTTTCTGGCTCTCCCAGAACGAGGCGATAGAGATGTTCGGCGAGGACAACCTTCCGAGGCAGATCACCCAGAACAAGAACGATGTGAGCACGCTGTACGAGTTCTGCCAGTACATCGCACCAGACACCAGAATCAAGGTTGACGTTGCAGGAACGGACTCATACGTATCGATCTACTGGTCCACAGAGGACGCAAAGAAGCCTGTCAAGGAGGAGCGGTTCGAGCACAAGCCATTCTTCGCATGGAGATGGGCTAAAAACCCATGCGGATCGCCGTGGGGGGTGGACAACCCGGGAATGGTTGAGCTCCCAAACATCAAGATGCTGCAGAGCCTCAAGCAGGACCAGCTGAGGCTTTCCCAGCTGCAGGCAAGGCCTCCCATCAAGCGCACCGAGGGGCTGCGGGTGAACTTCACACCAAGCGGCTTCACAGACATCACGCCGGGCGCCGACTTCGCACCGGTGCAGGTGGTGGGAAACCTCGCATGGACCGAGAACCAGATAGCACTCTACCGCCAGCAGATCGACGCCAGCTATCACAAGGACTTCTTCCTTGCGCTGATGAGCAATCTCGAGCGCGTGAAGACCGCCACCGAGGTAAACGCACTCATGGACGAGAAAAGCGCCATCATGAGCAGCTTCTTCTCCAGGCTCTCGCACGAGTTCATTGAACCGATCCTGGAGGCTGTGTACGACCTGGAGATGCAGGCGATGCGCACCCCCGCCCCTCCGCTCTCATTACCAAAGCAGATGCTGAGGATCGACTTCGTCAGCCCGTTGTCGATGATCCAGAAGCGTGCGCTCACGTTCAACACCACCAAGCAGTTCCTGGCTGAGCTGCTCTCAATCGCAGAGCTAAACCCAGCCGTTTTCGACAAGGTCAATCTTGACAGATATGTGGAGGTAGCCGGTGAGGGGTACAACGTCGATGAGAAGATCATCAAGAGCGACAAGGAAGTCGCAGCCATCAGGGCTGCCAGGGCTCAGCTCCAGCAGCAGCAACTCAACTTCCAGAACCAGGTCGAGGCCACCAAGGCTGGTGCGCAGGGATACAGCGCAGCATCCAAGGCCCCGGAGAAGGGAAGCCCGGCCGAGGCCGCTTCAAGAGGAGGTGGGATGTGACAACGCGTGAACGACAGGCGTGGCGCAACACGTTCGGCTCTCCAGACGGGAGGGCCGTACTAGCGGACATTCTCAACCGGCTCGGATTTTTTGCAGACGACCAGTATGCGGTCAAGCCAGAGCTCATTGCCGCTGCAAACTGGATGCTCGGCAGGCTCGGGGCCAGGACCTATACAAATCTGCAGGCGTACACCGACGCGATCATCGATTGCGGAGGCCTGCAGGATACCGAAGATGAAGGAGACGAATGATGTTTGTACTATTGCAAAGACTCATGCTCATCATGATGGCCGCCGATGCGGGCGGAGATGGAGGGTCACCCACTCCTGCCGCACCACCGGCTGATGCGGGATCGGGAAGCCAGACACCCCCTGAGGGACAGGATGCAGGCGGCCAGAAACCACCTGCCGCAGAGCCGCCAAAGGATGCTCCGCAGCTCCCCAAATTCTCCAGCCAGCTCTCCCCCGCCAAGCGGGACAGCGAGGAGTACCAGAAGTACATCTACAAGCATGGCGATCTCAACGAGCTGGCAGACGACTACGTGGCGCTGAACAAGCGCTTGGAGCGTTCATTGGAGCTGCCCGGCAAGGATGCGAAGCCGGAGGAGGTGAAGGCCTTCCTGCAGAAGCTCGGAGTGCCCGAGGATGAGGCCGGATACAAGCTCGACACATCCCTGGTTGAGAAGAATCCGCTCTACAAGGACATGGAGAACGAGATGCGCAAGCAGTTCTACCGTTCGGGGCTGACAC